TTTTCATTTAGTTCTTTTAATAATTTAGTTGTTTCTTCATAGATGGGTTGTAGATTTGGTTTGTTGATTAAATCTACAGTTACTACTTTATATCCGAGTTGTTCATAGTGTTCTTTCCATTTTTTTGTTATTTCTACATCACAAAGGTCATATTTAGTCATAATTAAAATTCTTGGTTTATTTTTTATCATTTCATTAATATCTTTATTTTTAGATGATAGTGGTATTCTTGAATCTATTACTTCAAAGACAATATCTATTAAATCAATATTTTCTTTAATTTGTCTTTTTGTTTTAGCCATGTGTCCTGGATACCACGCGATAGTGATTTTAGGAAAAACTTCATTATTGTCATTATTACAGATATTTTTCTTCTTTTTTTTCATGGAGAAACCTCCTTTTTTATATATTTTTTGGTTGTATTTATAAGTCAACGAAATTCCAGAAAACATTATATCACAAATTGTTTATTTTTACAAAACTTAACACTAATATATCCTCAAAAGCAAGAAAAAGATGATTAAAATAGTTTTTCCCGCTATAATTCATCTTTGTATAATTAAACATTATATATATTAATAAAATTAATTGCTTCAATATATTCATCTTGATATTTAAAATCTATTTTTATATCTCCATTTTCATATATATTAATATATTCTATTAATTTGTCTATAATTTGTTTTGATAATTTATTTAGATTCCTATTTTTGATAAATTTATCAATCCATTCATTTTTTTGATTAGTTTTATTTTTTACATCATCTATATTTTTTTCAAGTTGTTTTTTACTTTCTCTTAATTTATGCAACATATCCTTATATTCTACTTTATATTCTTGATACTCTTCCTTGCTAATAATCTCAGACATATAATCTTCCTTTAAATCTTTTTCAACTTGTTCATACTTTATAATATTATTATTAATTTGCTCTATTCTATTTTTTAATATTTCATAATCATAATTAATTTCATCCATAAGTGATATTTCTTTGATTTTATTATCAATATCGAATAATATTTCTATTTGACTATTTAATGTATTTAAAACCATATCTTCAAGTATTTTTTTATTTATACTATGTTTAGTACAATTCTTGTTTCTTATATAAGAACTGCAATAATAATATTCTATCCCATTTGCTTTTTTCTTTGTCAAAGTATTACCACAATCAGCACACTTTAAATGTCCTGAAAATATATCATATTCATCATTATTACCAACTCTTTTATCTCTGCTATAAATAAGATTTTGTACTTCGTTGAAATCTTCTTTACTAACTAATGCTTGATGATGATTTGGAACTATAATCCAATTTTCTTTATTAATTTTCACTATCTTATGAATTTTATGGCTTACTCTTTTATATCTACCTTGTACTAAATCTCCTATATATGATTGATTTTGTAAAATTTTATCTATTGTTCTTGTTTTCCATATATCCATATCTTTTCCTTTTTTACATTTAGCAATAGAAGAATTAATTTTGTATAAAGCTGGTGGTTCAATATTATTTTTATTTAGATATTCTGTTATCTGCTTTTTACTTTTTCCATTAAGAGCCATTTCAAAAATCTTTTTTACTACTTTAGATGCAGTCTTATCAACAATAAATTTATGCTTATCTTTAGGATCTTTTAAATATCCATATGGTGCTGACATTCCAATGAATTCACCATTTAATCTTTTAGTATTCAAAACACTTCTAACTTTATTAGAAATATCTCTTGCATATTCATCATTCATTAAATTTTTAAATGGAACAATTATATTAGTAGTAGATTTAGGGTCTTTAAAACTATCTACATTATCATTAATTGCAATAAATCTTATATTATATAGAGGAAAGAATTCTTCTATATAATGACCCACTTCTATATAATTTCTTCCTAATCTTGATAAATCTTTAACAATAACAGTATTAATTTTTTCATTTTTCATATCTTTAAGCAATCTACCAAAATCAGGTCTATTAAAATCTGTACCACTATAACCATCATCTATATAATAGTCAAATACCTCTATATTTTTTTCCTTACTTATAAACATTTTTATTAATTTCTTTTGATTGGTAATACTATTAGATTCAGCTTTATCTCCATCATCACTTGATAATCTTAAATATACTGCTGCTTTCCACTTACTCATTTAACACACCTCTTCCTTACAAAAATATTCTATTGCTTGTTTATATTCATCTTGATATTTGAATTTAATTGTTATATTTTCATTTTCGTGAACATATATTTTTTCAATTAATTCATCAAGAACTTCTTTTGTAATTATTTTAATCTTCTTATTTCTTTTAAAATGATTTATCCAATAATCATCTTTTTTAATATTTTTAGTTTCTTCATTATGAATTTTTTCTAAAGCAATAATTTCTTTATTTAAAATTTCAATTCTTTCATCATAATCTTTTGAATAATTCAAATATTCTTCTCTCGTAATTTTTTCAAATTTCCAATCTTCATATGATAGTTTTTTTAACTTTCGTAATTTATCTATATCATTATTGTATTTAACAATATTATTTTTATAGTCCAATTCAGTTTTATTATTTAATTTTTCTAATTGAAATTTTTTTATTACTTTTTCTAGGTCAATTACCATTTTTACTTGATGTATAATCATTTCTAATATCGTTTCATCTAACATAGATGTTTTTATTTTATGTGGACTACACAAATTATTATTAGTCTTATAATTTAAACAATAAAAATTAGAACAATTTCTATTTCCACGATGGTCTTCTACTTTCCACATTGCTTTTCCACAATCTGCACATTTTAATATTCCATTATATATAGAAAAATTAGTTGGTACTTTTTTATCTACTCTTCTTTCTCCAATTAATTCTTGAACTTTATAAAAATCTTCTTTACTAATTATTGGTTCATGTTTATCTTTTACAATAATCCATTCTTCTTTTGGTTTAACTTTTTGTTTTTGAACTTTATAACTTATATTTCCTGATTTACCTTGTACTAAATTTCCTATATATGTTTCATTTGCTAATAATCTTGAAATTGTAGATGTACTCCATCTATATATAATTTCATCTTCTTCTGGATTAAAACTTATATTCCTTTTTTTTCTTCTCATTTTTTCTTTTCTACAAAGTATTTTGTTGTTATTTAAAAATTTAACTATTCTAACTTTTCCATCTCCAGATAATGCTTTATTAAATATAAGTTTTACTATTTTTGCTTCTTCTTTATCAATTACTAAATGGTATTTATCTTTTGGATCTTTTTTATATCCATAAGGTGTTGTTCCACCAACAAATTCTCCATTTTTAGCCTTTGTTGCATAAACACTTCTAACTTTATTAGAAATATCTCTTGCATATTCATCATTCATTAAATTTTTAAATGGTATAACTACATTATTTATTGATTTAGGGTCTTTAAAACTATCAACATTGTCATTAATAGAAATAAACCTTATATTATATAAAGGAAAAAAACTTTCAATATACTTTCCGACTTCTATATAATTTCTTCCAAATCTTGATAAATCTTTAACAATAATAGTATTAATTTTACCATTCACTAAATCACTAAACATTCTTTTAAAATTAGGTCTATTAAAACTTGTTCCTGAATAACCATCATCAGCATAATAATCTATTATTTTTAATCCTTCTTCATTTTCTAAATAATAAGTTATTAATTCTCTTTGATTTTTTATACTATCAGACTCTGCATTATCTCCATCATCACTTGATAATCTTAAATATACTCCAACTCTCCATTCATATTTATTAATGGCATCATAATTTACTTTCTTACTCTTTCTACCAGCCATTATTCCACCTCCAAGATTTGTTTCAACATAAAGTCAAACTCTCTTTTATGGTCTTTATATGAACCCTCTTTTACAGAAATTAGTTGTATATTTCTTGGTATCAAATATTCATTTATAAAATTATAAAGTTCGATTAGATTTTTGCTAATCCTTGAATAATCATTAACAACGATAATATCCACTTTATTACTTTCTATATCATTAATTAATTTACTTATTCCCGGTCTATTAAAACTTCTCCTTGAATAACTATCATCAATATAATATTCAATAAATGAACTCTTAAATTTACATTTAACAAATCTATTCACTACATTTTTTTGTATATCTATAGAATTTAATTGGCTACTATTACCAACTCTTAAATAAATACATATCTTATTTTTTTTCATATGATTTTACTCCTTTCATTTATGAGTTCATTTTAGAGAAAAATAAAAAAATTCACTAAGGTGTGAATTTTTAATTTGCAGTCTTGACTTTTCTATTTATATATACTTTTTATAACTTTTGTTATACAATTTTCTGCTGATTTATTATTATCAGAAAATGCTATTTGAACTAAATTACCATTAACTTTAAAAATATATGGATTTGATACATTATTTATAAAATCAATAATTCTTTCATTCGAACTCTTTTTTTTAGCAACTTTTAATTCTGATAATTCAGGAATTGTATCTCTATCAATTTCATCTAATGAAATATTTTTACATCTTTCTAATTTATATTTTAAATCTTCATAATTAATCTTACTCATTTTATCCTCCTTTAAATTTGAACATAAAAAAAGAGCATATGAATGCTCAAATTTATTTATATAATCTAATTTTATTGTTGTGTTGATTTATCTAATACCTTTTTATATTGTTTAGCTTCACTTTCTCCATTCATTATTTTATTATATAATTCATTATATTCTTCTGTTTCAGATAAATAATAATTTGCAAATCCACTTAATTGTTCAAATAATTCTCTATCATTACATCTTTCTACTATTTTATCTCTATCTGCTAATTCCATATAACGCAATACATTTATTTCTAAAAAATAATCCATAATAACTAAACCAAGACTATGAAAATTTTGTATTTCATTTATTATACATTTATCACTACAATGCTCATAGGAATAACCCAACAAATTTTGAATAGTTATCACACGATGTATATATTTATCTGCAAGTGTATTGCACTCTTCAAAAGTTCCTTCATAAGAGTATGGCATATTATCATAGAATAATCGATCTATTTTTTTACGAAATTCCCTTTGATTTTTTTTAAAATTAATAGTATCTTCTGTTATATCTTCAATCTTATCTTCAAGTCCAACACCTTTTAAAAAATAATATTCAGCAATAAATAATCTTGCTCTATCCTGAAAAGCTAAAATACTTTCCACAATTTCTTCTCTATTTTCTTTTAAATCAATTTTTGAAAAATCAGGTTTCATCATTGTATACATTTCTTCATACTCAGGAAAATGCATACATTGTCTTAATAAATCAGTTCCAAACATTTTTTCCTTTAAACTTGACATAAGAACCTCCTTAAAATTTAGTTAATCAATATTATATCACAAAAAAACTATAAATCCAAAGATATTTTAATGGCTTTATCAATTTTTTTCATATTATTTGGTTCAACTATACCAATATATTTTTTTAATC